AACACACAGGTCAATGTAATGATAAGTGGGACATCACCAAAGGACAGGGCAGACGCATTAAAGAATCTAAAGATAAGGCGATAAAGTCTGATAATGACTTGAGGCGGAGTATTTTTATGACTCCGAGGGATATATTCACAATGTTTCTTAGAACATCGTATGGATTAAGTCCAGGCATGGCAGATGAAGCCACTCATTTTGCTATAGATTTGTTTGAGTTAGATTCAAATGGAAAGTTGCCGATTGAGTGGGAGATGTGGTATAAGCACCAAGTATAGTGGACGTTAATATATCATATAGGGATGGTGAGGGCAATGCTACTTCTCCATTACCACATCAGGAGGAGTATCATCTTTATACAGGATTTTGCAAGCATCATTTGTTAGCGGGTTCTTTGGGAACGGGTAAGACTGAGGCTATGTGTATGGAGGCTATCCATCAGTCTGCTGCTTATCAGAACAATTTAGGCTTGATGGGCAGGAAGGTATTAGATTCATTTAAAAAGTCCACTTTGATACAATTATTAGACTTAGGTGAGGGTTTTATACAGAAGCATAGGGCGCAGGAAAAGGAGATAATATTTAAGAATCGGTCAAAAATTGTATATATGGCTTTGGATGATTCGAGGGATTCTATTCAGCGTATTAAGTCGATGAATTTAGGTTGGTTTGCTTTTGATCAGTTAGAAGAGATGAGTGAGCAGACATTCATAGCAGCTGCAGGACAGATGCGTCGTAAGCATGCTATGCGTGTTAGTTTTCATACTTGTAATCCAGCGGGTCATGATTGGGTTTGGCACAGATTTAAGAAGAATAAGAAGAAGCAGAATGATAAGAAGGATGGTTATCGTTTAATAGAGACAATGACATGGCAACCAGGAATCCCCCCACCTGAGACAGATGCAGAGGTAGGATATTATTCAGATAATCCACATTTACCTTCTGATTATATAAAGCATTTATTAGAAATGCCATCTCAGTGGGTTAATCGGTATGTATATTGTAGTTGGGATGATTTTGCTGGTGCAGTTTATCCTGAATTTGATGAAGAGAAGCATTTAGTAAAGCCTTTTCAGATCCCTGATTGGTGGAATCATTATGTAGTATATGATTATGGGTATAGAAATCCTACTGCGATTTTATTTGCTGCTGTTGATGAAGAGGGGAATGTATATGTGTATGATTTAATATATAAGTCGGAGCATACGATTGATTTATTAGTGCCAAAGGTAGAAAGAAGATTGAAATCTGGTATTAATTATACATTTTTGGCAGATCCAAGTATTGTAAGGACAGAGAGAGATGGCAATAGTGTAGCGGATGAATGGTATGAATATGGGATTGAGTGGGAAAAAGCAAAGAATGATAAAAGGGCAGGGTTTGAAAGGGTGTCTACATATTTAAAACCAGACATTAATGGTAAGTGTAAGTTATTGTTTTTTAATACTTTAAATATGAAACCTTTGGTAGATGAAATCGTAGAGTATAGGTGGAAAGAGTTAAAACATGGCTTTGAAACTCGATCTCTACCAGAAGAACCTATTAAGAAAAATGACCACGCAATGGACACTTTGCGGTATTTAGTTCATTATATAGAGGATAGCGATAAGCCTTCTAATAATCTTAAATCGGATGGTTGGTTGAGTCTTTTTAATAAACCTAAGAAAAATAGCTGGATGAGTGCATGATATTACAGGAATTGCATGAAATATTTGATGCAATGATGCAGAATGACCGTGATTGGTTTAAGTCTGCTAAGGAGTCTGTTCGTTTTTATACGGGTGGCTTTGGAACTGGTCAGTGGGAACAGGAAGATTTAAATAAGTTAAAGGCAGAGGGAAGACCTCCTTTGCAGTTAAATATAATTTTACCAAAGGTAAACTTGGTTACGGGTGTTGAAAGACAGGGGCGAACTTCCTGGAAAGCTAAGCCTGTTGATAGTGATGATTATAATGAAGCGCAGATTACTACATCATTGTTATTTCACTTAGATAGAAATAGGCAGTTACAGAGCTTATTCTCAAGAGTTTTTAAGGATGGAGTAATCACAGGGAGAGGTTGGGTAGATGTCTCAGTTGAACCAGGCGAGTTTTATGATGGTGAAATGAACATCAAAAGGGAATCATGGGCGAATGTTCATATTGACCCTGAAGCAAGAACACCAGACACAAAAGATTGGAATTGGTTAGCCAGAAGCAAATATCTCACATTAGGTCAGTTAAAGCGAATGTTCCCCGATTCTGCTGGCGAAATCAAAAACATAGATGAGTTGATGACGATTCCTACGTCAGTGGATACAGAGCAAGGTTCTTTATATGGTTCTGGAGATGAAATTAGTGGAGCTAATCATTTAGATCCTGCCCATAAGAAGATTCGTGTTATTGAGATGTGGAATAGAGATTATGTTAGAGAGCATTATATTATTAACAAAGAGACAGGGCGTATTTCACCGACTGGTTATAAGCAAAAGAAGATTGCAGAGCAACATATACGAGAATTAAAGCAGTTTGAGGAACAGTCTATGCAGGGTAATACTAATTTGGGTGTTATCTCAAGGGTAGTGCCTAAGACATTTTTAACCATTACATCTGGAGCAAGGGTATTGCAAGAGACTCAGGCTAATCCTTATAATCATAATAATTTCCCATTAGTCCCTTATTTCTATCATTTCGAGGATATGGGTGAAAAGGTTGAGACTTTTGGATTAGTTGAGAATATGAAAGACCCACAAAGAGAGAAGGATAAAAGGCGTTCACAGATGCTGGATATTATAAATCGTTCTCCTCGTGGTGGTGGAATCTTTAGTGGAAATAAGGTTTCAGCTGAGCAGATGAATGAAGCATCACAATCAGGTAAATGGATTGGTATACCTGGATTCAAGGGTAGAGTGACTGATTTTATGCAACAGTGGAGTAACTCTCACTTATCATTAGTGAGTAGTATTTCTGCAATGGAAACTAAGGCAGAGATGGATGCTAAAGAAATCTCTGGTGCAACTGATCCTATGATGGGAGTTGCTACATCCACAAAAGAAAGTGGTATTGCAGCTCAGACAAGAATCCGTCAGGGCATGATGACCTTACAGGAGCAATTAGAAAACTTAGATACTACAAAAATGCAGGTATTGAAGTTGGCTATTCAGAATATGCAACAGTATTATACTAAGGATAAGATTGGACGTATTATTGGTGCAGAGATGGGGTCTTTAGAGTCTCCAGAAGAAATGATGCAAGCCAATCAGGTCATAGATAAGTTCCTAAATAATTTTGAAAAATTTGAATTTGATATTGTGTTAGATAAAGGTGAAAACTCAGCAACGATGAGAGCCTTAAAAGCACAACAGGTAGGTGAGTTAATCCGTAATGGATTTACAAGCCTATTCCCGCTCTATGTAGAACTCTCAGACATGGATGCAGGAAAAGAATTGCTTGAAAAGTTTGAGGAAGAACGATCCGCAGGTGTGCAAGCGCAGCAAGTATCCGCTATGAATGGCGGTCAACCTATGGGTAAATCGTAACCTTCGTAAACGAAAAAGAGACCCCCGAAAGGGACAAGTCAAAGGAGAGAACAATGGAAGAACAGGAAAACTATATTGATGAGGTTAAGGAATTGGATGGCTCAGCCACAGATTCCCCCGAAGTAAATGTAGAAGGGCAATCAGTAGAGACACCCGCAAGCGAACCTACGGTATTTAAGGTCGGAGATCAGGAGTTTACTTCTATCGAAGATATAGTATCGTATGCAGAAAATACGGATAAGTCTTATAAGAATCTTCAGGAGCTTAACGGCAAGCAAACCAATGAACTTGGAGACTTGCGAAAGTCGTTAGAAGAAATCAAGGTGAACACTACTCCGAAAGAAGTAGAGACTCAGTTACCCGAGTATGATCCTTATGATGTGAATACGGTATTACCGCATATATCTCAATTAGTTAAGAAAGAAATGGATGCAAAATCCAAGATACAAGAACATGAGACTGCGAAGCGAAGGATTAAGGATTCACAGCAGACGATGATAGATGGTTTTATTGAGAAACATCCTGATTTATCAAATGAAGAGCTGACACAGATTGCACAGTTCGGAGATCAGCGTGGGATTGCATTAATTGATGATGCTTACACGCTACTAACAATGGCGCAGGAGAGGAAGAAAGCCAAATCCGAAGGCGTTAAAGAAGTCACAGATAAATTAACACAAGCAGACTCAGTTCCAACAACATTGAGTAATGCTACAGGTGGAAATGAGACTGCGATTGATTTTGATGCCATTAATCAGACAGACTGGAATGGTTTGTCAGATAAAGTTCGGATGACAGCTTTAATGCAGACTCCTGCTGGTTAAATAAACATTACAAAGGAGTAATATTATGGCATGGGCTTCAGGTCTAAATGTCTCCCGTTGGGCTAAACAACTCGCTTACGAAGTTGGTAAAGAAATTTATTTCAATAAGTTCATGGGGAGCGGATTCGACAGTATGATTGTCGAAAAATCAATAGAATCAGGAAAAGGCAAAGACATCACATTCGGTCTTGTAGGATTATCGGGAACAGTTGTAACTGGTGATACTTCTTTAGAAGGCAGTGAAGATAGTCTTTCTTCCTATTCTCAAACAGTAGCAACAGGACAGAGACGTTTTGGTGTGATTAACGCAGGTAACTTTGACGATAGCAAGGTGCTTTATAGTTTTCGTAATGAGGCATTAGCTCAGTTAAAACAGGAATTTGCCGAAGATCATGATGCTCAGGTGTTTTCTGCACTGACTTTGACTGAAGGCGCAGGTGCATATTTACGTGCTGACGCAACGGCTTCGGTATATGCTGCAACAGATCCTAAAGCTTCATTAGCTTCAACGGATTTGGTCACAGCATCTGACATCTCTAAGTTAAAGAAAATGGCAATGTTGGGGACATCTAAGAGTTATAAGATGAAACCAGTTCGTGTAGAAGGGAAGAATTATTTTGTTCTCTTACTACATCCAGAAGCTGCTTATGATTTGGGTCAAGATACTACTTGGAATAACGCACAGCAAAACGCGAATGTTCGTGGTAGTGAAAACCCAATCTTTTCGGGTGCATTAGGTGTTTATGATGGTGTAATCGTTCATGAGCATGAAGGTATCACGACAGCGGATGATGGCGGTGGAGCAACTGTCCATTATGCACGTAACCTATTTATGGGTGCGGGTGCTGGATTGTATGGTAAAGTAGGAGATATGTCTTGGGTAGAAAAGACATTTGATTACGGTAATAAATTAGGTGTTGCCGCTGGTCAAATTTATGGTGTAGATCGTGCTACGTTTAATAGCAAAGATTACTCTGTAATCCAATATATAGCTACTGCTACCGATCTTTAATCTGATTGGATAATTGGGGCGGGAATTAACCCGCCCCTTTTTAAAGGATAGATAATGCAATTATCAGCAATAAGAACAGAAATTAGAGACATTACAGGTGTAGATGACACTAATACAGTCAGCAATGCAACCTTAACTGATTTAATTAATAAGGGACATAATGTATTAGCTGATGAAGCTAATTTATTTGAAGCGTATGCGACTCGTAATTCTGTGAGTGATACTGCTGAATATCAGATGACCACCGATAAAGGAACGATTATTACAACGTGGACTACATTGGAAAATGGTGTCTCAACTGCATCTCAAGCCTTAGCTAATTTGATTCGTATTTATCGTGTTGATTTTGATGGTAGCCAAATGTCGAGAATCGGAATTGGTCAGATAAATGACATAGGTAGTGATATTGCAGATATGAATATGACTACAGCTTATGGATATTATTTAAGAGACGATAGATTGGGGATATTTCCAACACCCTCATCAGCCAAAGAAATTAAAGTATATTACTATAG